GGCATTGTGGCCGTGACGGTGTTTGAGAGGCCACCGACCGCGGAGCCATTCGTCCCGTATACCACGAAGTCGAGTTGCTCATTGGAGAAGAGGCCCGTAAGCGTGGTGCTTGTCCCGCTCACGCCCCCCGCCGTGTTCCACAGCGTCGAGTTGTGTGGGCGGTACAGAATCGTATAGGCTGTGACACCGGAAGCGGCAGTCCATGAGAGCGCTGCCGTGGTAGCCGTGACGCTGCCAAGCGTAAGACCGGTAACATTTCCGACCGAAGGATTTGGCGTGCTGAAATAGGCTTCCTGTGATGCCTGAAACGCCGCTATATCGCTATTGGCGAGCGCGCCGTTGAAAATGATCAACTCTTCCAATGCGCCCGTCAGGTAGGACGGATAGAATTTGAAATATCCGAGGTTGACGACGTCCCGGTACTCGAAATCGATGGACGATTGAGTCGAATCGCTTTCGGCAAGCAATTCTCCATCGAGGAAGGTCTGCACGCCGTTTTCAGCTCCGCAGCTATAGCGCCCGTAGTAGGTATGCCACTGCGTCGAGTCCAGCCCCATATTGATCGGCTGCTCGCCCTGCACATTCCACAAACCATTGCCGGGAAACTGGTAATTCTGCGTCTCCGTCCATGCGGCGAGATAGCTTTGCGTATCATTCGAGGGTTTAAAGACGGAAAGTATCGTCTGCGCAGTATTTCCGTTTATAGGCGATACCGCATCCATGCGGTTCGTATTCCAGTTGATGTATGCTTTTCCGTTCGCGCCTCCGCTCAAAATCAGCTGCGGCTGGTCTGAGTTGCTGGCGGGCAGAGCGGAGCCGCCGCCGGGACCATCGGAATTGTCGGTGCTGTTTGGAGGTCCTGCGTTATTTCCATTGGGGCTTTGGTCGTACCACGTCACGATGTAGACGTTTGACGCCCCGGCCCAGCTCGAAATGCTGGCGGTATCCAGATTGCCGTTTGCCAGATAATTGAATGACGCCTGCGCGTTGTCCGAAGAGCGCCTCAGAAGCACGGCGGGGCCGATGTAGGGGGTGTAAATGCGCCGAAGTGAGAAGATATTTACCGGCAGCGCCGCGGCGTTGATGAAGGGGTCGCTTGCCGTTGAATATCCTACTGGCGCAGGATTCGTCAGAGAGGCATTGTTCGTGACGCCGATACTGTAGGTGGCTGTGCCGGTAGCGGTATAGGTAAACGTGGCGCTGGGGTTGAAAATGCCTGGCTGCAATGTCACGGAAGCCGGGCTAAAGGTTCCGCCATTGCCGCCGTCGGTGGGCGTGACGGTCACAGGTGAAGAGAGATTGCCGAGATAGCTGACCGTGAAGGAAGGGGATGCAATCCCCTCCGTGCCGCGCGCGGGGCCGGTCAGATAACAGTTGGTTGGCTGCGCAGCGCCGGAGTATTTTGTGAGCACGGCCATCTGGGCGGTATCGACACCGTTAGAAGGTTCGACGCCCAATGGATAGCCAACCGAGAAAGGTCCGGCATTCCAGTACGTGAACTGGAGTTTATTCGCCTGCACCAGTGCCAGCGCGTTGTTCAGAGCAGTGAGCCAGTTGGGGTCGGTATTGGGAACCCCGGATTCCCCGATGTGGCCCTTGAAACCGTGCTTCTGCAGCCAGTTGATGAACGGTGCAAGCCTCTTCGCACCGATATTCGTATCCAAAACGGTGTACGGACTTGTCAGCTGATCGCCGGCAGCCGTTTCCGTGTCCCAATCGAAATGCGATCCCGAATTGTCCCGGTCGTAATACTGATGCGCCGAGAAAATCAGGTTATTCGCCGGCTCCGTGAGCGTATGCAGCGTGGGATTGTTGATCTGCCACATGAAGGCGGAAGAGTACCCGTCACCCTCGACGTAAATGGCCGCAGTCATGTCGGCAGTCCGCACTGCTGTTATCCCCGCTTGCGCGAAGCCCGGCCATACTCCGGCTGGCAGTCCGTTCGGCTCGTTCATCAGGTCGTACCCGGCGAGGCCGGAATTTCCCGAGAAGGCGGTTGCCAATTGCGACCATAGACTCGCGAAAGCCGCCTCCGTCACCGACCCGGAGCCGATCTGCACGCCGTTATACGTCCCGAAATTATGGCAGTCGAGGATGACCTTCATGCCGGTGGTGCCGGCATAGTTCACCAGCGTCTGGACGTAGCCAAGATAAGTCGAATTAAGCGAGCTGTTCAGGGAGGGCTGCATTCGCTCCCACAGGAAAGGCAGCCGTATGAGACTCAGGCCCTTGCTTCGGTAGTAATCGAACTCCGCAGTGGTGGGGATGCCGTAATCGGTATTAGGCACGCCAGGAAGAGCCGATGGATTGTCCTCAAGTCCCGAGCAGTTGACGCCCATGGCGAAACTGCCGGAAACGACCAGCGGAGGCGTGAAGACCGCGTTTTCGTTGCCTACGGTGAAGTTTCTGTTTCGCGGCGTTACCGTGATCGTGATGGAGCTCATCGGGAACAGCGACGCAGCACTAATCGGCGCGTTAATGATGATTGTCGGGCAGTCGATCGCTTACCCGTCGGCATGCTGGGAAATCGGAAGATCACGGTTCGACCCATTCCACGGAATAGGAATCTAAATAAACTTCATCTGAACCGCCCGCATCGCATATTCCATTGAAATTTACATAAAATGCGGTAGTTGCAGTGTTGATTGAAGCAGTGGCATTCGTGCCGCCAGGATTGCCCCACCCCCCGGCCACTCCTCCATTTATACCTACCTGTGAAGAGGTAGAATTGTAGTTTCGCACGACAATTCCCACCTGCGAACCGCCCGTTGCACTTTGATTGTAATCATAAAAATTACTTCCTGTGGATACATCGCCTTGCACGGTGCTGATATTGATGATGGTTGTTTTTCCGCCGCCGCCGCCGGTGCCGTGCCAAAGTGCTATGATGCGCAACTGCCCGTTCGCACTCAACAAGCCCGCGGGGATTTTTACATTGGCAAGATTAGTTTGGGCAGTGCTGCCAGTGTAGCCTTGCACCGCACCAGAGACCGCCAGCGTCGCTACGCCATTCAACGGTCGCCAGTTCGACCCCGTCGATACAACCACTACACCGTTCGTGCCGAGATTTGATACAAGATAGGTCTCGCCTACCGTGCCTGACGTAGCGGAAGGAAGATTTGAAAAGGTGATCGTGCTGTATTGAAACGATTTGGCCTCGTGCAGCGCGGGATTACCGTTGCCGTCTTCTGTTTCGGCTACACCAGCGACAGGAGAAACGATGCTCGTCTGGCTTGATGCGCCTATGACTGACGTTGAGCTTGAGCCCCAATAGAGGCCGCCCCCGGAAATTACCTGAAAAGCGCCGCTTCCGTTCCAAAGGAAGGGATTGCTGCCCTGGGTATTGTCGTTAAGCGTCATCGACCCCGAACTGCCGACGCTTCTGCCCAGTGCAGTAAAGCACCATTTATGGCCGCCCTGCCCGCTTTCATCAAAGCATCCGCTGGTCCCGACGCCAGCCTGCCCGATGATGTCAAGGCCGTCATTGGCGGGATCGGTGATCGTGACCGGACCAGTGATAGTGGGAGCCGCAGGAATGCCGCTTGCCGGGCCTATCTGCTGCCCATGAGCCATGCCGCCCAGCAAAGCAAGTGCGGCAACGAAGCCTATGAAACGCTTCATAATTCTCTCTTTACTGGAAGTTTGCAAAGAATGCGTCGCCCGACGTACCGGTGATGCACACCGGGTCTTTAAGAACGATATTCGCGCCGACCGCGCAGTTTACGGACTGGGCCGGTGAAAGAAGGATGGATGCCGCTTTCGTGGCCGAGGTGCACGCCCCGAAATACACCCATTGCGAGTCGCCGCTTGACGAGGAAGCGCCGTTTTGAATCGCGCAGCCGTTACGGTTGTTGGTCTGTCCCTGGATCTGCTGGAACGTATTTGTCGCCGTGATCGTGCCGGAAAGATTGTTGCTTGAGACCGGTATCGACTGCGCCCATACCGTGGATATCACGAGCATCAGAATAACGGCGGCCAGCAAGGCCCTAATTAGATGGTGCATGGGGTATCCCTTCAGTCGATATTGTGGGTTGCGGGTTCTTCGTCCGGCGTCAGGAAAAGCTCGCGTTCTGCGGTTCGGCGACGTGTGAGGCCGGGAACCTCGACAAGTTCGCCGTCGATAGTTTCCTTATCCCAGAGCAGAAAATGATCCGCAGTCGATGCTTTATCGCCCGCGTTTAGCACTTTGCCCAGGCCGCCTATGAGAGGGCCCGTGCCGACATTTTCCGTGAGTGACACAAGCGCCGCGTATTCGTTATCGGACAGCGCCGTCTTGATGTATTCCAGAACATAGTTGCCGAATTCCTGAAGATCCTCGGCCAGCCACGCACAGGCTTGAGGCTCGGTGATCGGAGGACTGTCGGCAGTAATTCCATGCGTCCGGCCGTAGCCTTGCGTCCACACGTCGCCCTCATCCTGATAGGGATCGGCGCGGAACGATTCGAATGACTTCACAAGGGCTATGCCCGCATCGTTTATTGAACGAGCCATAGAGAAACCCCAAGAAGTGTTTTAAGGATGTTAGCTGCGTCTGCGCAGGCATTATGCTTCACCTGATCCGTCTGTTTCGGTCTTCCCGCAGGCTGTCTTTGATATCCTGCACACTCTGGCCTATCTGGGCCTGATTGACCGAGATGGTGTTGAGCTTGAGGTCCACTTCGCCGATCTTGTTGTCCAGCGCGCTGAACGTTTCGCTCATCTTGGCGTACATCGCCGTCCGACTGGCCTTAAGCTCCTCGATGTCCTTGGTGTTCTGCTGCACTGAAAGCGGTGCGGATACGAGGGTCGAAAGCGTCACCTTGATATCACGTATATCGTCGGAATTCTGCTTGCCGGTGAACTGCACTGCCACGAAGGTCGCTATGCAAGGAATCACGATCGCGCCGACATGGATGATCATCTTGGTGTTGCTCCAGATCCGGCGATCTATCGTTGCTTCGTTGGAAACATCGTCCATTTCTCTCCGCCTTCCTTAAGTCACAAATGCCTCGGATTATTATGCTGTGTATTTCAATCGCCTGATTACTGTTGCAGCAGGACGCTTGCCTCGTGATACGTCGCCGCGGCGGTGGCGGACGTGACCACCTTGACTGCGACCCTATCGCCCGCGTTGACCTCGGCCCAGTCCGTCATGTCTGTGGCTCCTGTCGTGCCGGGGCCATAAACAGATCCGTGAGTCACGGCGCACGCGAGTGCCGTTGCCGCGTCGTTCACGTAGAGTGTATAGGTGTAAGTTTCGCCGGTTCCGGGATCGCACAGAGGGGCAGCGACAAGGTTCCTAATGATGCCTGCTGCCGAAATCGTCATGGCAACGGCGGCGAAGCTGCCGCCATAGTTGCCTTCACCGATGTAAACGGAAGAGTCCCCGGCGATAGTTCCCGCGCCCGAATAGAAATTGATATTCGATGCTTTTGGCTGGCATCCCGTCGCTACCGCAGCCGCCCCGCAGGCTCCCATCTCGTTATAGGCCGCCTGAATAAAATGCGGGCTGTCGTTTTGCATCAAACCGCGTATGGCGAAATCCACCGAGCCGCGAAACACGATTTTGGAATAGGGATCCGCTGATATGGCGCTTTCCTGATACTGCCGGATCTCCTGGTATCCAACCGTGTCATACCCGCCCGCTACATCATTGTGCCCCGTGCGGAACATATAGAACGGCATCGTCGGCCCATAAGCGGAGCGATAGCGCGCGATCATCGCAACCAGCGCGGCTTGGTAAATAGAAGTGTTGCCGCTGGAGTCCTCCTCGCCCTGGCACCACAACACTCCCTTGAAGTCCGGTATGTAGCCTGCGGCCGTAAGGGCTGTGATGGCAGCGTTGAGTGCCGTTACGGAAGCTGCGTAAAGCGTACTTCCGGGTGAGGTTCCGGGCGCATCCCAGTTTCCCGTTCCGGTATCGTTGGCAGCCGCCTGGGAGGAGCCGTCCACGGCGGTTGCCACAAAGCAGACGGATCTGCCTGTAGCGTTATAGTATGTAAGACCAAAAGAAGGCCACGCGCTCCCGGTATTGGCATTGCCCACCGGATCATTCGCCTGCGATATCGCGCCATTGTAATACTGCATGACGCAACCGGCTGGCGTAACGGGCGATTCGCCGGACGTTCCCTGCCCGACGGCGTTGCTCTGGCCGCCGATCAGAAACACATCGATATTTCCCGGCATGGCAGTTCCTTAGAATGTAAAGCTCTGGATGATCATCGAGGATGTCGAGCCGCCTGCATTCCCGACGCTCCAGTAAATCGCCTGTGACGTGATCACCGGAAGCTGGCGGAAGTTCACCGAGGCATTATTCACGCCCGTCACGGTCGAAGAGTACGACGAGCCTATCTGCACGCCCGTACCCGTCGAGTCGGCCGCCACCTCAGGAAGGTTGGTGACTGACGCCACAAGGCCTGTGGCAAGACGCCCGCTCACGGTTTTTGTCCCAGAAGGCGGAACCGCCCCGGCGATTGACTGCGAAGTCAGCGAAGACACATTGGTCTGACCGGAAAAAATCGATATGCCGCTCTGGTAAAACACCTCCCGGTCATATTGGGTGGTGACCACGAGCTGGGATGATCCGTTTGTCAGCATCACACCGATAAGCGCCGACATCGTATAGCCGGATGGCATGTGGCTGCCCGAATAAATGCTCTGGCCGGCGCTCCAGAGCGTCGCCAGCACCGCGGCTGTTGCGGTCGAGGGATTGTAGATGGCGTAGAGCGCGTAGAAGCTGCTGGCCACGAGAGAACCGTTGTCCAGGCCATTCGCGCCGTTCGTCCCGAAGTTCACGGTGACATTCAGACTCGGTATCTTGAAACCGAATCCCCCAAGCCCGGATTCCACCACGACTTCATCGGCGGTTACCGTCGCGGTAGTGGTGCTGGCCTGCTTGATGACGAGATTGCGCGCGCCGCCGACGACGGCATTGGTGTAGGTGGGCGTCGAGAGATAGGTGGTCTCATTGAGATTGAAGAGCGGTATCCATGTCGTATCGTCGAGGCTGCGAAGTTTAAGAATATTGTTTGTCGTGTCGTGCCATAGCTGCCCGGCCTCGGGAGAACCCGGAGCCGAAGCCCCAGAGCTGAGCGTGTTCAACGTGTCGAGTGCGTTGTTGGCATCGGCAATCATGTTCAACCCCGAAAGAGGGCTGCTATTCGGGATGACGAGCGAGTTCTGTGACATTTCAAATCCTTGTTAATAGCCTTGGGCGACATAATTCACGGTGCGCGCGACGCCTACGCCGCCATTGACCACCTGGACCGTGAAGCCTGAAGTCGAGGCCGCGCTTATCAGCACCGTGTCTCCCGCGGAGCCACCAATTACGGTCACCTGAAGATTCGGGTTGGCCGCGCCGTCCGGGCCGCCGTTGAAAGTGGAGGAATATGGGACGGCGGTGCCCCCGGTTGCGGTCGTAAGGCTTCCGCTTAAGGTCAGCGTGGGCACGTCCACTTCCACGACGAAGTCTGATAAGACCCCGACCACCGTGGGATCGCTTGTTGCAAGAAGCACCTGAAAGTCATAGGCCATCGCGGTATAGCTGCCGGGTATCCAGTTCTGCCATGCGCCCCATGTCGTCCCGTCCTGCGAAAGCCTGATCTGCGGCGTGACGGTGACGCGCGCGCCGAGCGATATGCCCAGCATGTCCGTCACGGTCGTTATGTCCGCGATCTTCGTAACGTCCGAGGCGTTGAGCGAATAGCCCAGATCCGCGCCGATCTTGATGATGACGTTGCACGTCGCCACGCGCCCGACATTGATGCGGTGTGACGCGGGAACCTCATAGCTGCCGCTGGAGACAACGCCCCCGTAGTAAACGATGTCCGGCACCATCGTAATATCAGGACACTGCGTAATATCACCGGAACCGACAAGCGCCAGTTCGTCCGGGAAATTTCCTACCGAAGCAGAGGTATTGACGAATGTTCCGCTCCAGTTTGTCGCCGCCTCGTCAAAGCTTGCAATCACATTCGTCGTGATCTGGGACCCCGTAACCACCAGGCTTGCGGGCGTCTGGGAATAGACGTAAGGACCGCCGTTAGGCACGATATAAAGCGCCGCGATCCAGTAAGTCCCGTCGCCCAGGATCGGGGACTGCGTGAGCGGAGTGCGGTTTATAACCTGCCCCCCCGCCCAGCTTGAACCTAAGCGGATTTCATAAACTAACTGCCGCGAATCGGTGACGCTGTTCCAGGTAAGCTGCGTGAGGCCCGCTATGTAGGCGGTCGCGAATCCCGTGACGTTTGCCGGATCAGATGTAAGCGCGCTCCCCTGTACCGTGTAGTAATAGCTGTTTACGTCCGCGAGGCCCTGAAGACCTCCTCCGTACACGTTGAACGAGAGAAACTTGAACTGAATCGTCTCGCCGATGTAATTGACCGGGTAGCTGAACTTGAAGATCGCGCTGTCGAGCCTTGCAAACGGCGCGCTTAAGTTATGCGCGCCGATGGTCGAGCCGTATGCCCCGCGCCCGAGCCCCGTCAGGCTGTACTGATTGGTCCCGGTCAGCGTCGAATTCGTATAGGAGATCAACTCTCCGTCCACGATGCAGAGCGTGTTCAGGCTCAGCATGTCGGACTGGCTTGCCGTGAGCAGCTGGCCGTTCGATTCGGAAAGGTTGGCAATAAGCGTGTTGGTGTTGTCCACCGTCAGGCCGACCGGAGCCGGCGTTATGGAGGGAAGCGCTGATGCGAGCATCCCCTGTCTCGCCGCGCCGGTTATCTGTCCTGCTTGCGTATAATTCGTCCCGTCCTGCGACACCCAGACCTGGCAGCCGCCCCAGAAGCTGGTATTCATGCCGGAGGCCGCGATCCATATCTCAAGACCACCTCCGAGACCCTCGGGCGGTTCGAACATCATCGGCACATTCACGTTGCCGGGCGTATCGTTGTATTTCGGGTTGAAACCGAGCCCGCTCTGGAACGTGTAAGTCGGCGCGCTGCCGGTCCCTCCTAGATATTCCTCGGCCACGATGCTTAAGGTGTCATCATCGTTCTCGGTGATTTCGATAATCCGCACCCACTGGTTGCTGATCCCCAGATAGCTGTCGCTGATGGCGATGATGTCCATCGGGTCGAGCACGATATAGCGGTTGTCCAGCGTGAAAGCGTAGGTGTTGCGCGTATAGAGCCGCTGGAGCTGAAGCGTGGCCGAGAGCTGCCCCGCGGCTACGTTGCAGAACATATGGAACTGGCCGGTCGTCTGCTGGCGCAGCCCGTATTGCGAGATAAGCGCCAGATCCTTGGCCTGCACCGTGACGGGGTTATAGGAGTTTCCCCGATCCAGGCACTCGATCTTTATCGAGTTATAGGCATCCGAAGGCCGCGACCGCGTCATGATCACCGGGTCGTCGTTCGTGCTCGACGTGTCGGTGACGGCCTGGTTGTGCTTCTGGAAACTGCTGTCACCCAGCGAGTAGAGCGGGGAACTGGGCGCGGTGTAGGTATAGCCGTTGCCGGTGACCGTCTGATCCCCGTAAGGAACGAGCGTCAGCTGGCCGTTGGACCATACCCAGTTGCTGTTGGTCGCGGTCGCTATATCCGTCAGGAATTGCGACATGGCCGACTGCGAATCGTAGGCGGGAGAAATCAGCAGCCCGTTGGCGATGCAGTAGGCCTGGTACGTCGAGAAGCTCCCCAGCCGATCCACCGGGAAACCGAGCCCGTATTGCGTATTGGTGAGGAAGTCCTGCACCACGAGGCTCGGATCGGCGTCAGGAATGCTGCTGGCGATATAGGTGATCGTGACGACCGAATAGGCATTGGCCGCGCTGAACCAGTAAGTGCCGCCGGTGATGGCGTACTGAAACGCGCCGGGGTTGCTCGGCACCTGATTATAGCCGATGCCGTTCTGATCGACGACGCTTACATTGGAGACATAGGTTGCCGCCTGAGACGTAATGTAATAGGTCGAGCCGCCAGAGGGGATCGAGTAATCCTCGCTTATCTCTATATCCCCGGTTACCGAGTTCGCGTAGACGCCCTGCACCTCGAAGTTATGGTTGGGCAGCTGCGCGCTGGAGCCCAGCTGGTAGGCTGAGGCTGCTACATAGGCGATTCCGCTATATCCGAGTCCCTGATTATTGAGTGTGGTGAAGTAAACGATAGTGACGGTAGCGCCGGCCTGTGCCGAATTAAAGGTATAAAGGCCGTCCGATATGCTGTACTGCCCCGATCCGGGTGTTCCGGTGACTTCCGTCAAGGGTATGCCGGTCCCGACCACCCCATGATCACCAAAGCCGACAGTGGGCGTGGCGATAGATACCGTATAGGGCGAGGACGAAGGAATCGTCGTCGCCGTCTTCTTCACCGCGCCGCCGAGACCGCCGGTGCTGATCGTGATCTCCGCCCCGGCATTGGATGCGTTGAAGGTATAGACGACTTCATTCAGGCCATCCAGCGTCACCACATACTGGTTTGCCGCAGGAGTAGAGCTGTTTGCGCGTGTGTAAGTGGTATTGGTGCTGTTCGTGACGCCGTCATCTTCTAAAAAGATATTGGCGCTGTTTACCGTTACCGTATAGGGAGCCGATGCCGGAACCGTGTGCGTCTCGGTGATCGGACTTGACTGCTGGACGAGATAGCTCCATGGCGCCTGTCCGGGTTCACCGGTAAAGAGAGTCATCCCGAGCGACGCCAGCGTGACGATGTTCTTATCTACATAAACGTTGCCGATGCCTTCAATCGGGCCTTCGCAGAGCGCCATGGCCACGGCGCATTGATAGTTATACTGCGATCCCGCGCCGCCCTTTCCTCCACCGCCCCCGAGAACACCGCCCTTGCCGCCCACCGACTGGCTCTGCGGAATCTGGACGAAATCACCTGTCCAGATGAGGTTGGGCGCGATCCGCGTCGTGCCGTAGACCACCGATATGCTTTTGCCGTAGGCCGAGCTTTGCAGCTGCAGGCCGGAATATACCTGTTGTCCCTGCCTGGACTGACTCTTAAACAGCCCAGACAGAAAGCTCATGCGCCGGTTCCATTAAAAGCAGGTGAAAAACTTGACCGGCCTCAGCTTGCCCGCGTACTTGCCCTCCCCGATGAATTTCAGCCACTGCGCGCGCTCGGCATTTTCTTCCATGCAGCGCCGGCCGGAATAGGCATGAATGACGCGCGGCCACGCAATCACTATGGCCCCGTGACTGAAGCAGCGCCCGAACTTCCACACGGCAATGTCGCCGGGAAGCGGAGGACCTTCGATCTCGCGGGCATATTTGAGCACGCCCTGCAGGTATAGCTCCTGTGACCGGTGCAGGTGCCAGTCCTTCGCGTAAGGATGCACCGGGATTTCCTTAAAGACCCCGGCCTCGACATAGACCGCGGCGAGCAGCGTAAGGCAGTCCACGCCTTTACCCTTGAGCATCGCGCAAGGATGATAGGGAGTTCCGAGCCACGTGCGCGCGCAGGAGACTACGGCATGGCGTGTGGTCATGCGTGGCCTCAACGTCATTGATAAATCAGTAACTTACAACGCCGCCTCATTTACGGGGACAAAAGGGAATCCCCTGAAATGACTCAGGTTATTGAACTTGCTGCCGCACGTAGCAACTTGCTTGTCACAGCCCGCGTACACGGTGAATGTGTCCCCCGCCGAAGGCGCTGCCCCAAGCGGCGGGCAAAGCGTTATCGTGCTGGGCGAGCCTTGTGTGTAATTCTGCACTGCGCGCGAAACGCCGTTGTTCACGCCGCTGGTGAAAGTAAGCATGCCTTGGGTGAAGTAATTTGTTGCTTGAGAGAGCATGGCCAGGATCGAGGTTGCGGTGCTTCCAGAGATTACCGTCCCGTTCGTCGCGAAGTTCGCCTGGTTCAGCGTGCAGGCACCGTCATAAAGCGTATTCGCACAGCCCCCTTGGTAGAGGTTGCGCGGCATATTTTGATTGAGCAGCTCCAGATGGCTGCTAATCGTGAAAGTGCAAAGACTTCGTCCTACATTGGCCTGCGCCACCCGGCCCACGAATACATTGGCAATCACGCCCACAGGAGTCAGAGGATCAGCATAAGGGGTGTTGGACGACCAGTAGGCCCGAGAATAAATGCATTCCGCGCCGTCGAATATCCCGAGCCTCACCGCGGAATCAAATGACGTACCCTGCACCGTCGATGAACCGGGTATTACGTCGAATACCAGCGTGTCCACCTCAAGGCCGACTTTGTAATGCGCCTTGGCCTTGTTGTCGGATTTCTCAAACAGCGGCCCTGTCCCGCGCCCACAGAGGAAGGTATTACCTCCCCATGAGATATCCACGTCGCCGCCGGAATAATAAACCGTTCCGCCGCTTGCGAGATTGAACTGAAACAGCTTGCAGCTGACCGCCTCTCCCGTGGCAAACAGGTTCTGGAGTGCGGTGCTGATAGGCTTCATCAGTTTTTCACCGACATGAATGAAAGCTTCTTGACCGAATAATACTGATTCATGAAAAGGTCGAACATCGCCTTGTCATCCACGAACCGGCACGGCCAGTAATAGGTAAAATCAGCGGTGATCGCGATGCCGCTGCCCGGAGTGCCCGCGAAGGTCAGTATGCCGGGGGTCGATGATCCCCAATCGGACACGGACCATCCGGTGGTGTTGGAAGCAGGAACGAAGGCGCCGGTGGTAAGCCCGGTGTTTGGCTCTACCCAAGCCGTTCCCAGGGCGATAGGAGTGCTGTTCTGCTTTGTCTCCTGCCCGCTGCCGCCCACGGAGTTCGACACGTACACGTTCCAGCCGAGCACCCCTGTGGGAGGGCTTGAGGGAGCCGCGACGTTCAGGACGTTATTCGCCGACACCGCAAGGCTCGTCTCAGTTCCGGCCGTCGTCTCGCCGCTGCTCGTGACCCACGTGGACCTGACGTAATAGGTCGTTGCCCCGAGTGAACCGGCGGATGTTTGAGTAAGAGCGCCGTTTGTCGGAGCGGAGTAACCGGCAGATGCAATGGATGCCCCGGCCAGGTAAACCGCGCTTACGGTATTGGGGGCAAGCACGGGCTCGACGAAATTCCCGAACGTCCGCACCAGCGGGAAGCCTGTCGTGACCGCGTTGCCCGTGGCAATCGCCTGAGACGTGACGCTGTTATCGTCTGCATCAGTGTAAAGGAAGCTGTCAAAGGCTCCCTGCCGGGCGTTGATGAAACCGAGCAGCGTCTGAAACTCGGTGTAAGCTGCAGCACTGCGCAGGATATTAAACTGAAGATCCCACTGGTAGCGGGGAAACGTATAATCCGCGATGCGGAATTCGGTGCCCGATACCGCTTCCTGTTGTCGCGTGGACCAGAGCGCCGTGCGCGAGACAGGATAGCCA